CCTTTTAGACGCTATACACTCTTGTATAAATGTTGCCTCATCTTTGCTAATACATAATTTCATTAGTACCACTCACTTACAAACTTAGTATGAAGAGTTTGCCCTAGCTTATCTTTACCTAATATTTCAGCTAAAGCACAAGCATATCCTGTATTAAAGATAATATCATTATCATCCATAGCATCAGGATTAATTTCTCTTGTTCCTCTAGCCCTTAAATCTTTAATGGCTATTGCTAACTCATCTCTTATTGTTTGTTTATCTTGCATATTAATTTTCCTCTTTAAATAAAATAAGTTTTTCTAATGTGCGTATATCTACTTTGTCATCTAGTGTTAGGTCTTTTATCCCTAGCTCGTCATAGTATAAAATTTTACGCACTACATCTCTTAATGTTAATTCTTTAACCATATCCCTTTATCTCACATTCCTATATTAAAGTACAGTAAACTATTGTAACAAATTGTAACAGAGTGTTTAAACTTCAACTATATCTCCTACTCTTAGTGCTACATAATCTCCTAGTATTTCAGATATAACAACATTTAATTCTTCTACATCATCAAACTCATAGTTCCCACTAATTGCTAGGTGTTCTCCTGTATCAGCATTAAATAATAAATGGTCATCTTCATCTATTAAATCTTTTATTAAAAGTTCATTTATCTGATTATGAAATTTAATAACAAACATTGTTTTGAATATGTGTGGTTTACTCCAATCATCAGTCGTTTCTATTTCTTCTAAATAATGTTTTCTTTCATCATTCCACATATAATCAATTAAATCATCAGTCATGCGATAGTTATCTATTTCTAAAGCCATATCGTCTAGTTTATTTCCTGTTATTTCCATTATTCTTCTCCTAAATCCATTAAATAATCATCAGTTTTACATTTTGAGCAACCCCAGAAATATCC